TTCACGCGATACAAAGTCAGACGATGTTTGCTCAGTCATTTGCAACAGCTTGCGCACTTGCTTAGGTGAGATCACAGCGTACTTGGTAACTTCGCCTTGAATGTCATTATCAAGAAACTTCTCTTGCACCTCAGTAATGGCATCAAACGAAATAGCTTGACCTGTGCGATCTACGATCTGCGAGGGTGGAAACACAACAGTAGAGCCATCACCATCAGTTGCATCAGCACCCATGGCACGAATAATCTCATCATCTTTAGCGCGAGACATTGACATAGCCATTTCTTTAACGAGACCACCACTAATGTTAACCTTGGCTTGAATTTGATCCTCATGCTCGATCAATTCACCAACGTCAACAGTTTTAGCAAACGCGGTACGGCGGCTAAAATCATAATCAGTGACTGGGGTTGCTTGTGCGCGACCTGTTTTGGCGGAGGCTTCTTTACTCGCCACACGATCAAAACTGTAGCTGTCACCACCACTAGAAACCGTAGTTACACACTTACTTAAACGTGCATACTCTTGCTGTGCGAGGTGGCGTAGGTATTGGTTAAACTCTGCAATGTAGGTATTGTCGATTGTCGTACTCATAGCGATATTCCTAAAATAAAATTAATGGATTTAATTTCGTCTTAGGTATCTGCTATGAGCAGGTCTAGTTGACTGTAGGTGTGTAAAGCTCCGCAAAGGGGTGGCTTGCACCTACCCCCTTTATAGCTCATTCATTCAGCATTTGCAAATAGCGAATGTTAAGCATAATCCTCAGGGTTTGCAGCCCGCATTAGTTCATGCATTTTGGATCGCGCTCTAGGGTCTCCGTTGTGATAACCATGCTCTTTGTTGCTGAGTATTTCCCGAATTTGCTCACTGGCCTCATACGGCGTAAGCGTTTGCGGCGTGCCATTTGCCTGACTGGTCGCATTAGGTGCCTCACTTACCTGATTAGCTAACCCTGATAACCACATGACAGTTGAGGCATCTGCTGTGCGCCCTTCTAGCTTTTGCACTAGAGATTCAGGTGCGCCACCATTCTTAGCAAATTCAACAGCCTGTTTATACTTAGCCTCAGCAGCTAAACCCCATTCAGCCTTTAAGGTATTTTCACTGGCCTCAAGTGCTGCCTGCTGTTTGCCCTGCATATTGAAGCTGTCTTCACCAATTGACTGAGCTAAGGCTTTGTATTGCGCGCGCGTAAGCCCTGCTTTTAAAGCAAGCTGCTTAATAGACTCTTGCTGCCCATCACTAAACGCAATGTTTTCACCCTCAATATTCTCATAGGCATTTGCCTCAGAGGGCATGCCTAAAGTCTGCATCATAGCTGTGACAGAATCTTGATCATCAAGACTAGGGGTGATCATTAAATCAGGCACTTTATTGCGTAGCTTTTCGTGAAATTGCGACCGTTCTTCATCACTGGCATTTTCAGTAGGCACACGTATAGATTGGCCTGCATAAGTGTTGTTGTCTAACACCCGTTTCCAAAATGCATCAGGGCTTGTTGAATCGCGTGCCATACCCAGTGATTGAATTTCAGGGGGTAAACCCTCAACAAAGTTCTGGTAATCTACGTTATCATTACTCATCGTCGGCTATCTCCGCGTTTGTGCAATTAATTAAGTGGGTAACTAACTCTTGAACACCTATACGGCTATACAACTCATAAGGGTCTTTGGTTAGCTGTTTACTCCAAATGTACTGATTAGCAAGGTGTGTTAACAACGCAGCCCCTGCCTCGGTAGAAAACACGTCTTTAATTAAACGCTGTTCAGTTTTTACAGCCTCTTTAGCATCCATCATGGTTCCCCTTGGTTCATCGCTGCCATACCGTCACCCATTGACTGCATGGCTTCGCCTTGTGCCTGCTGTTTAGCAAGCGCATCTCTCTCAGCACGTACCTGATCAATATCCTCTTTGCTGCGCGTCAGTTTTGCGCTAACGCCTAGCATTTTCGCCATTGTTTTAGCTATTTCATCCCAGTCAGGAATGTCCATTAATTCAGGCTGTACCTCAGCTAGATTAGCCAGTGTCATAACCCAACGCTCAACAGCTTGCACATTGGATGAATCCAACGCCTTAGCCATTGGTGAGGTGTATTCAATGTCTGTAGATGCGCCACTTTGTATAACGCTGTCAGGTGGGGTAGGCAGCTTGTTTGCCCGCCATAAAATCCTAAAGGTTCGCTGTATGATTGGATCAAGCATATCAACCTGTAATCGGCCCAATGTGGGGCTAATTAGCGCCTCTAGCTGCTGCATCCGCACACTGATCTCAGTTGCTGTAGCGGGGGTGCCTTCCATTGGGGGTAAAATTAATTGCGGGATAAAGAAATAGGCGTTGATATTTTCACGCAGCCTATTCATTTCTTGATAGGTAACATCGAATCTAGCCTTAGACTCAAATGTAGTCAGCTCATTAATATCACGAACTACTGTAAGCCCACCCGCGTTTAGGTCTAGGTCAGAAATAAGGCCACGGCTTGTAGTTAGTGTGGGCGGGTCTAAGGCTTTCTCAACAGCTAAAAAGTTAAGCTCAATGGTTCTATTGAGCGTCATAGTGTCTGATAAGGCGATCATTGCAGGGCTATTACCCCACATGCTTGAACTTGTTGATCGCCATCTAGGACAGAAAGCAGGCATTTCATAGTACCCGCCTTCATCACCAATCTGTTCACCTGAATCTAGCAGCACATACTGGTAACCATACGGGCGTTTACTGGCAGTAGTGTTATTGCTGTTGGCATTTTGCGGGATTTCAGTTCTACGATAGATGCAATAAATAATGTCGTACTTTCTATCAGGATCAAGGTTCTCGAGGCCAAACTGATCACTGATCCACTTAGGTATAGGCTGATCCTTGAAAAACTCTTCAATTTGTAAGATTGTCCACTGTAAGTGGCGATAAAATACACCTACCTCTCCCCTGTGATCTTGCTCGAAGTAACATTCCTTTATCGGCACTGATTTAAAATTAAGGCCTTTAAATTCACCCTGATCAGTGTCTTGATCCTCCAATATGACAGAGGTGCCAAAGCAAACTAGGTCTTGATAGGTCTCGCTTACCTGCACGTTAAAGTTTGAATCTTGTAAAGCCTCCCAACATAACTTGCTACAGGCCTCAAGCCACTCAAGCGCATCTTGATCATCGTCTAAGGTGTTATCGCGGAAAGCTAGGTTAAACCACATGCTAGAGGCAGAGGTTAGGCGAGAATGCAGTGAACTAGCTAGGTTTTGTGCTGCCATGATAGCCGTGGCATCATAAACCCATGGCCTGCGCCACTCGATAGAATTTTCGCTTGATTCATCTTTGAAAAAACGCCCTCTGTACGGCGATATATACCGTTCAATATAATCCCAAGTATCTTGAACAACACTGCGACTATTTTTGACGCGACCAAACCTGTTAACTATGTCTTGTGATTTCATCTAAGTGCCTTTGCGTATAATATCAATGAGTGGCTTGATACCACTGCTGTTAGCCTTCATAGGGTGTTCAAGCCCCTGACGCTCCCAATAATCCCAAGATGCTTTAAGCATGCGCTCATTTTCAGCACGATTTTTAAGCTTATTGTTTGCAGCCCCTGCACAGCGTTTAACACCTACGTGCATTTATTAACCTTGACCTTGCTGCCACGTCTATTCGACGACGAACCAAGCAACTGTTCACCCATGTTTGGCTCATAAGCCACGGCTAAGTATCTAAAAGCATCGGCACCATGAGAGAACTCATCGTGTTCAGGGCGCATTAGGAAAGAAGAGGTGCGGGGGTCGTATTTCTTGCGGTAATTTTCTAGGCAGTCTATGCCGCGTTGACAGTTTGATTCATCAAAATAGCACTGAGATAAGAGGGTTCTACAGGCATTGATACCGTCTTCAACATTCATTTTTTTAGCAACTAGCACATCGAAGCCAAGTTCCTCAGCCACTTCAAGCCTAGCCCTGCCCGTTGTCAGTTCACGTATGTTCACATCCCATGGCATGATCGTTTCGCCATAGACATAGGGCATCTCTTTAATGTCCTTAAGCACATCGATGAGACCTTTATCAGTCCACTCAACGTAGTCAATTAGGCGTATCTCACTTCTAAAACACTGGAAAAACCACACAGCAGTTTGATCATCAATACCTAAATCAAATGCTAGGTTTACAGGTAGGCCACGTTCATAAGGGATTCGCATCACTCGGCCCTGTGATCGTGCCCTGTTCATTTCGTCAGAATAAAACGCACCCTTAACAGCAGCAGCCCAATCGCATAAGAACTCTTGTCTGAAATCTGATTCAGGCATGTTCTCTTTAGCTGAGGCTAATTCATCAGGGTCAATAATGCGGGTTTCATCAGCACGAAACGTAGCGGCATACCACTCAGGGTGCCCCTGTTCCATCTTTGCGGCAGCATCCATGTACATAGTATAGAAATGGTTTTTGCCATTGGGGGTGCCTAAGAATGTGCATTTCCCTTTTCTATCTGACAATGCGGGCCTCAACACTTCATTCCAAAGTGATTGCGGCA